AGTTTATACAGTCAAAAGATTTTACGTCTTTAAGAACTTTCAAGAAATCCCGTAGACCAGAAACATCGGCCCGATTTCTAGAAATTTCAAGGTCATCTTGCCTTGTGTCTCCACAAAATAAGATCTTTGATGACTCCCCTACCCTTGTTATAATTGTATCCAATTCGTGGTAAGTCATTGACTGGCATTCATCTACGATAATGATTGCGTTGTCAAAAGTTAAACCTCGGACGAACGACGAAGTCATAAACTTCATCATGCCTTTGGTTTTCAGTACTTGATAGGCATCTCCTCTGCCGAATAAATCGTTAACGATATCTGTGTATGGTGCTTCGAATACAGCTTCTTTTTGAGCTTGTGAGCCCGGCATGAAGCCTTGTTCGCGCGTCTGAACCGCAGATCTAATAACGACGACTTTTTCATACTCCCCTTTCTGTAGTACGTCATTGAGCGCCAGGTAGAGCGCACACATTGTTTTACCTGTACCTGCTGTTCCGATGGCCGCGATGTTGTTACCAGTTCGATAAGATGCAAAGAGCTCGTCCTGTGTTGGTGTCAATGGATTAATTTTTCGCATTCCAAATTTAGTATTTAAAATGTTATTAACCATATGATCCAGATCTCGATCTCTGCGTGCCTTTTCTTTCCTTGATAAACGACGCTGTTTTGCCATGAAACCTCCTGCGACTATTAAAAGTCATTGATTGTGTTTTTAGTTGACCTCGAGCCAGGGTGGTGGCTCTTTATATTTTTTAACACATCACGAAACCCAGCGTCGGGTTTTTTAAGACCCATACGATAGGGATCACCAATTGAAGGGGCGCCCAGAATTAATGTTTTAAGATGGGGATTGTTAGCGCGGAATTCGTCTAGTTCAGAGATTTTCATCATCTTTTCCATACGTTCTCCGGTATTCGTATCTTCGAATGTATATATGGGCATTAATGCTCCTTATGTAGAAAAGGCAACCTACTGCACAGAAGATTGCCTCACTAAACATGCTGTAACTTCTCTGTGCATAATTGTATTTATTAGAATACTTACTTAACAACCAACGATTATTTCGTAAATTTCTTTCCAATTTTTAGCACGTTGAATAGAACCTTGTGCACACCCTTTATTAAATGGATGATCTACCAAGATTGAATCCAAACCCAACGAATCTCCAAGAATGGCATTTTCCGGCTTATCTTCGATCCAGAAACAGCCGCTTCCACGGTATTGTTCTAAGGCATCATCTTTATCCGCACCAGTATCCAAATAGGTGTAGGATTCAAATACAGACGGACCAAACATCTCAATCAAGTTTTTAGTCCGAAGGTGCTGAGCATAAGTATCTGTACTCAACGAACTGATTACTCGAAAGACATACCCATGTTCTTCGTGTAACTTACGAACATACTTGATTGCGTCACGCAAAGGTGGCAATTTACGGATCCATGCAGATTCGTTGAACATTCGAACTGTTCGTTCCTTTTCAATGTAGGAAAGATTATAACGCTTCTGAACGTCATACTCATTTTCTCCACCTTCAACCATTTGGTATTGGTGGCGTTCCATCCATTGAGTGAAGGCGTATACCCAATCGAGTAACACGCCGTCCACATCAGTCAAGATTACTTTTTCATTCATTTTTTATTCCTTTTCAATTTATATTACCATATTATACTAAACGATAAGGAATGTCAACCATTATTTTCGTTTTGACTCAATATTTTCAGAAAAAGTTTCCTGTCTTTCTTCTCTTTTTAATTTTCGCTTGTTACGGCGATTCTCCATTTTCATTTCTTTTTTACGTTGACGGTAATCGTCATCCGAGCCCCATTCCTCATCGTCGTATTGACCTTCGCGGAATTTCCTGAAACTCTTGGCCATTGGTACTACTCCTTAATTAGACCTGGAAATGCTTTGTTAATAGTTTTCTTTTGCAAACCTTTAAAAGGTTTCTGCGCAATGCTGTTATGTGCTAACAGATCAGCGTCATCGTTATCAATATCTTCAAGTAATGAGATGAACAATTGCTCACGCTTTGCTTGTTTGAGATCGTCGTAACCTCCGCCTTTGATAAAGATTTTTAGACGGCGAGCTTCTGTGTATAGAAGGTTTTTCGCCTGATCTTCAAACTCATTCTTTTTCCAAGGTGGAGCTGTATTAGGAACTAACCATTCAACTCTCTCCTTGTCATAAGTTGCTTGAAGAATCATTCTAAGTGGCATGGAATCATGTTTTTGTAACCATGCCACTTTGTCTTCTGTCTTGGTCATTTCGGGCAGCTGCGCGATAATTTCCGATATAGATAGTCTGAATGCCATTAGAAATCCTGAATGTCTGTAATTAAGTTTTTGAGTTTGTTTTTAACAAAGTAGTTAAACAACTGTTCCCGACCAATATCTTTTTCTTGATCGTATTCTTCCATGATCTGATCTTGATATTCCTGAGGAATTTGAGATAGGTCAATCATCATTTTGTTGCGATGGTACCGACGAAGTGTTTCTTCATCCATATTTTGAGTACCTTCCGAGAATTGGAAAATACGTTTTTTGGTCATTGGCTTTTGACGCTCGCCGACAGCCAAACAGTTATCAGGAGATAGGATATTAGGCACACCATCTCCTGCATCGCCTTTAAGAACGTGCTCTTGCAAATATTGTTCTGGGTTATCGTTACGAATCCAACGTTTACGTACAGGATCATATTGATCTACGTTTGCGTATTTTTGAAGTTGGATGTAATCCTTGTCGCCAGATAGTACAAGGAATGGTTCTGAACCCATATTAAGTTCAGTGCCGTAATTATGAATTACCGTTCCGATAATATCATCGGCCTCGCAGCGTTCAATGTGGATTACTTTGTAAGGAAAGTAATCCCGCAGATCTTCACGAATGGAATTCATAATACCAAACAGATGAGACCAATCAAGCTCAGACTCATCACGAGACTTTTTACGGTTTGCTTTATAGTATGGATATGCCTCACGGCGCCATGTGTTTTTACCGTCAGCGCAGATAACAATTTCACCATACTTATCAGCGAATTTTTTGCGGTTAGACCGAAGGGAGTTTAAGAACATATGACGAATGATGTTTTCGTCAACGTCTAGGTTTGTATGGTTGCCAATGCTTGCAAAAAGCGAAGCAAGAACAACTTGGTTATAATCAACTAATATTGCCATAATTTTTGTTTCCGTTTAATTTAATCTACAGTTACTATATTAATCTATATCTTCTTCAATGTCAACCATTTTTTCTTCAAATTCAGATAATTCTTCAACAGTAATTGCTTCTTTAGCAAACTCTTGTAGATTATGGTGCATTCCTTGTGTCTGTAGATGTAAGGACCGAATAGATTCTAAAACGAGCAGCATAGCAGGAAAATACTTTTCCATATCTTCAAAGTCACAACCTGACCTTACAAGTTCTCCAAGTACATTCCTCCAAAGGAATTCGGCTATCTCGTTTGAGTATTCGGTTTTGAATTCCTCAAGCTTATCTTGCAGCTCTTCTTTTGATTGGACAGAGGAGCCTACTTTAATCTTAGGGAATTCAATTACGTTATCCATCTGATACATCTCTCAATAGTTTATTCCAACTGTTTGTAAATGCGCTAATGCTATTTCGTCCTAACGCATACCGATCTGATGTCGTAAGTTTGCGTAGGAAAGATGGATCTGCTTTTTGATTTTCCAATACTTGCTTCGCAACCGAATACGCAAAGTTAGCATGGTGTCGTGTATCTTCAGTATAGTCGTAAGAAACGGTAGCATTGCCCGCGGTTTCGGTTAATGCACCATAATTAGGATGGATACACAAAATACCAGAACGAATTGCTTCAATCATTGCAAGACAAGACGTTTCTTTCCAAATATTTGGATATAAAAAGATATGAGCTTTATCAAGTGCTTCAAGAACTTCCTTGTTATTAACTGCACCATGATAAGTCATTTTAGGATGGCCTTTAATATTATTAATCACACCTTCATATGGAGCATCACGCTGTTCCCATCCGTAAATACTAAATGACGAGTAGACGTCAAGATGGATGTTATCATATTCTTGCGATAACGCATCAAAGATTGGGACAAGTAATTCCAAACCGCGATGTGGAGTTGTATGATAGATAAAGCGAATTGTGCTATAGTCTTTATCTTCAGCCGGTGGTGTGTAATTCTTTTCAATTGCGTTAGGGATAACAGAACACATTGAGTACGGAATTCCATATTTTGTAATGTACTGATCTCGTTGCCATGCCGTGACAAACACAAAATGCTCAAACTGTTCCCACTTACCATTATTAAGAATACCCATTTCAGGATCTTCAGCTAGGTCATGGCAATAGAGGATATTTGGTACATCATCTGGCATATGCCGCGGTCTTGAAAAATGGACAGCAACTTTCTTTAGCAAGTCGTGACGTGCATTTTCAAGTAAACGACCACGCATCATTTCGGTGCCACCCATTGCGTTACCGGATACTTCGGACTCGATAACGTCTCCTTTATAAATGCAACTCATTTCATTTCCTTCATATATATTTCTTCTAATACGTTATTAAAATCTGTTAATGATCCATTATTATGAATACGATACGTTCTTACATTAAATTCGTGGGGAAGGACATACTGGTTTTCAATAGGAGTTTCGTATCCATTGATGTATTGCCAAACTAAATCGCTTCCATTAAAATATCGTCTGCTATCCGACGAAAAGTCACACCCATCTCTTGTAAGTTGCACCAAGACAAAATTGTCTGAACCAATTTTATTTATTACAGGAAGTAGCTCGTCAACAAAACCACCGTCAGAAATACAGTAATTTTTTGACACGTCAATTTCATTTGCTACTTGGTTGCCAAAGTAATCTAAACCTAGTCGAGGTTTAATTCTTTCTTCTGAAACATAGATCATTGCTTCGCGGCGTGAGAATCCGCCGAGGTGTTGGGAAGGACGTTCTTTAACGTTACGATCGTTATAGCCTTCCATAAACCAATCGTAAGAAACATTAAAGTATTTGGCCGTTTCTTTATACAATTGGTACTTAAAAGAAAGGTGCTTAAAACCTTTCTCTTTAAAGAAATCAGCGGCGGCATCCTTACCTGCCTTAGGGGGTCCGTTAAAAAGTATAATCATAGACGATCCGATACTATATTTTGAATTTCAGTTTTCCACATATTTTTCCATTCGTGAGGAGTGATACCTGACAAAATGAAATCACGGTCTTCTTGTTGAAGATAACCCATTGCATCTTCTATATTTAGATATCCTTTATTCCACATTTCATAATCTTTAGGATTCATATCAATGTTACGTTTACGAACAATTCCTGTAGCGGCACTTTTGCGTTGGACAATCATATCACACCTCAACAAACATATCACGGATTTCGTCTTGGTCAAATTCAGAACCCAAGACTTGTTCAGTTAATTCTTGTAGGTAATCAAGAGATTCAGAAGCGAATGTGTATAGAGGATTTCCTCCCGCAGGCCCATTTTCAATGCGAGATAGAACTCGGCAACCATGGTCAGTAGCAAATTCAAGGACTTCTTCGTGAGCAGCTTCATATGAGATATCAAGTTCAACAGTGTAAGTAGTATGTGTCATAGCATGTTTCCTTTGTTAATTTATTCTATAATAACAAAGGATGCTATGAATGTCAACAACTTTTTTTGGTTTTTATGAAATTAATTTGAATTTTTTTCATACAGCCACGCTAAATCTTTTACGTGGGACCGATGAATTTTTGCTTGGACAATACCGTTATAGTAATCTTCCTTTAGCAATGCGTGGCGGGTAATTTGCTCGTAAAGCTCAAGATAACCCAACTCACCTTTCTTGTGGCAAAGGTGTAGTATTTCTCGATGGAAATTGTCTGCACCTTTTTCCTCGACCATTAACTTTACTTCTTCTGATGATCCAAAGTACTTCATCCAATCGGTTTCAACAATTTTAGTTCGCCGTCTCTTTTGACCTTTAAGAGGTGGTAAACGCCGTTTAGATTTTAGTAATTTTTTGCCGATGTATTTCTTATCGTTTGACTTATCAGTGATTATATAGACAAACCCAATATAATCACCGATATCGTCCGAGGTAAATTCTTTACCTTCGTAATGCCACATAGTAGACTCCTCATAACCATTACAGTTATTTATTGTCTACAACCAATTTAATTTAACCACCATCCTAATTTTGCGCCATTATGTATAATAATCATAAAGCAAGTTACCATATGTGTCAACCACCAAATGGTTCTAATAACAGCCACACTGTCTGCTTGGCTGTCTGTTTCTCCAACTTTCTCACCGAGGCTTTTTGCCCACAGTCTCCAAAGTTTTTTAATCCTCACGTTTGTTTAACCCCCAATCAATTACGACAGGAAATCTTGGTATGCCATCTGGAGTTGGAGTAAAGTACCGCAACGTTGCCCAGTCAGGCTTTTCTTTGTTTAAAAACATTTCTTTCATTACTTCTTGTGTTCCACGGACACCAGCACCAAACTGAGTACCGTCAGGCAATTCAAGAACAAACCGCTTAATGTGTCCAAGCCAATTGCCTTTACCTTCCTCAACGCCAATTACTTTAAATTCATCGGTAAGGAACTCTTTACGTTTGATAAGAAACTTAGATCGCTTGTTTTGTTGATACACATCGTCAAGTCGAATCATTTGTCCTTCGTATCCGTCTTCAATATAAGCGCCATAATTACGATCCAATTGTTCTTGGTTGCTAACTTCGAGTGTTTGGACAATTTGAATGCAATCATCAAAATCAATCAGACATACTTCATCAATTCGTTTTGAAAATATTTGGTTTGAACTGATTAGATCATATACATGGTACTGAACTAATTGAGCCGATTCTTCAAGATCGCTTTCAGAAGGTTTTGTTTTACGAACCAAAGATGTGATCTTGTTAAAGTTTTCTCGAAGGTCGTGGTTATATAACTCTCCATCTAATACAGCTTCGGGATGCTTTTCAAAAAAATCTTCCAATGCTTTGTGAATATGAGGCACAGAAATGATTTCTTTACCAGCACGAGACCATAGGCCATCGGCACGAGCAATACAACGGATGCCATCTAACTTTGGTTGTGAGTAATATCTGCTACCTTCAAAATTGATTTTGACATCTTCGTATTTTGCCGCAAGCATAGGCTTAATCTTTGTAAATTTATCAATGTCTTCAATTGTTTCAAAGTAACCACGCTCACGCTTTTTGTTAAATTCGGCAAACATTTCAAGTTCAGACTGAGATTCCAACGATGTTTCGTTTGCTTTACCTACATTCTTTTGCTCAACAATTTTCCAACCAGATATAACCTTTTTGCCTGTTTCTAAACCTGCCGTGGATCTCCAACCATAAACTGTTCCGTCGTTTCCAACTTCTCCAAACCATTCTCGGATTTCTCCTTTGGAATCACGTTTGTATAGTGTGGGTGATGTACGTATTACTTCCAAGTTATTCTCCTATCTTCGCATTGAAGCTATGTCTTTTGCTTCGTTGGTTCCCCGCATAATCGGGACAAGGTTGGACTTGTGCATTGTTCCGATTCCAACGATGAGGTCACCTGTGTATTTGTTTGGCTCTTTCCTCGGGGTTCCTCCAGGAATTGTGTCCGACGTCTTGATGCTAGGATAGCGCGGTTCGTTGCGGTCATTCGATTTCGAGGCTTCATAAGGTACAAACTCCTTTTTACGTTTTGGCATTTTTCCTGAAATGTATGCAACGTAATCATCAAGTTCTTCAAACTGAAGATAGTGCATATTCTTACGGCGCATATCCTTGTTATAACGACGCCATTCTAATTCAACTGCTTTCATATCAAGCTTTTTAGGTTTGCGTTTTTTGCTACCGTGGACTTGAACTCCACGAATCATATGCATACTCATAAGATAAACTCCATTATTAGACCTGCGATAAGAAGTAATACTCCTCCGTATAAAATAGTTTTTAATAGTACATATGTTACAAGATCGTGCATAATATAAAACTCCATTTGATATAACCATATTATACTAAAGAAAAGGTCATGTCAATGGTTTCATTCGCTTAAACCAAAACATGGCATATGAATTGCTTGCTTGCAGTTACTAGCATATTCATCTACACCCAAGGTGAGTATAGTTATGCCAAT